CCTGCACCAATCGCCACCTGGGCGCGCATGGCGCCGAGGTCGACTTCAACATTCCGGCGCTTGCCACCGGCAATGCGTTCGCGGGAGCGCTGACGGTCGCGATCTCTGTCGCCGGCTCCGGTGCGCCGTCGCTGACTGGCCTGCTTGCGGCACTCGGCGACGATCCGTTCGACTGGCCTGTTTCAGGTTTCGGCGATGACGGCACGGTGGCGGCGTTCAAGGCGCTGCTCAACGATGTCTCGGGGCGCTGGGCGTGGAGCCGCCAGATCTACGGCCATGCCTTCTATCCCAAGACTGACACCAGCGGGAACCTGACCACCCACGGCCTCGCCCAAGACGATCGCCACATCTCGCCGGTGGCCCGCGTAGCGGGCGGCGGCTATTCGCAGCCGTCGTGGCAGTTCGTGGCTGCTTATTCCGCGCGCATCGTGCCGTGGCTGTCGGATGGCGCCAATGGCAACGTGTCGCGCAACCAGACCGGCCTGCAACTGATCGGCATCGCGCCGCCGCGTGACCGCGCGTTCTGGCCGAACCACGCCAGTCGCAACGCCTGGCTTGTCTCGGGTCTATCGACCTGGAGCGTGGATGCCGCCGGCCGCGTTCTGATCGACAAGGCGATCACCACCCAGCGGACGACGCTCGGCGTGACCGACACGACCTTCCGCGACATCCAGAAGATCGGCCAGGTGATGTATGCTCTTAGGCGCTTTCGAGCGGCGCTGACCTATGAGCACGGCCAGAAGGCCATTGCCGACGATAACCCTGGCAACATCGACACGGTTTCGACGCCACGCGAGATCGCCGCGACGATGGTCCATACCTATCGCGACCTGGTCAATTCTGGCGTGCTCGAGAACGTTGTGGCTTTTGGCGCTTCCCTCAAGGTGGCGCGCGATGCCGACAACCCGAACCGTATCAACATCGTGGCGCCACTCGACACGACGAACCCGCTCGATGTGATCGGGGCGAACGCCGTCATCTATTCGCAGTTCCGCAACGCGGCCTGACGCCAGCACAAACCGGAGAACAGGACATGTCCACCAAATTTGGCGGCAAGATCACGCTGCGCAGCTCGACCGGCCAACTGTTCGCGGGGCGCGGCACCTTCAACATCGCTCCGGCGCGCATGTCGGTCGAAGCCATCACCAACGACGACGCCTCTCTCGCTCGGGTCGGAACGCCGAAGCCGGCGACGATCGAGATCAACTTCGAAGATCGCGGCCTCGACTACGACGCGCTGATGCGGGCTGACGACATCAACTTCACAGCGGTCGAGGATTTCACCGGGGTCACGCATCTGTTGTCGAAGGCATTCTTCACCGGCGACCCGAGCGTCAATCGGCGCAACGGCGAAGTGACCGGCCTGACACTGTCGGGTGAGGCCTATCAGAGGATCGCAGCGTAATGGCCAGCAAGACGGTAAAGCTGACCCGGAGCTACACCGTGCACGGCAAGAGCTTCGATTGTGTCGTGCTGCGCGAGCCCAAGATGAAGGATCTGCTCGCACTGGGCGAGCCCTGGGAGGCGGTCAGCGGTGTCGATGGATCTCGCGTTCCTATCGAATATCTCGACCGGATCGAGGGCTATATCGACCGGCTGGCGATCGAACCGACTGCAGATCATCTGACCGAACTCGGCCTGGCCGATGCGCTGGCTGTGAAGGCAGCGCTCGGCGATTTTTTTATCGAAGCGCGAAGGCCGTCGACGTCTTCGACGGCCTCGTCTTCGCCTGGCGACACGACCCCGGCGGGCTCGGCGAACTGAGCATCGCGGAATTAATCGGGCTCGGCCATCGCGCGACGGCGTGGGCAGAAAGAAAGCGGAACCATGGCCACTCGTGAGATTGAAGCCAGGCTGAAGCTTTCAGCCGTTGATAGAACTGGGCAGGCATTCAGGAATTTGTCCGGCAAGCTGGCCGCTGTCGACAAGCAGGCCAAAGCCTTCAACCGCTCCCAAGGCCTACTTGCGACAACGGCCCTGCGTACACAGCGCGCGATCGTGGGCGGCATAGCCGGTGTCGCCAGCGTAAGGGGCGCCTCTGCACTCGTAACCGAATTCGCGGCGGCCGAGCGCCGGCTCAACCGCATCGCCATCAATGCCGATGCCAGCAAGGAACGGCTTACCGATATGTTCCGAACTGTCGACCGCGCAGCGATCGACTATGCCATGAGCCAGAACAGCGTTGTCGATGGCCTCGACGCGCTCGTTGCTTCGGGTCGGAGCCTTGATGATGCGCTCGCCTTTCTGCCTTCGGTGGCGGCAACGGCGCAAGCATCAGGCGCCGAGATTGCAGACATCGCCACGACGGCCGACGCGGTTTCGGGGTCCTTCGAAATCGCCGCTGACCGGATGCAGAAGGCATTCGATATCCTGGTGTCGTCGGGCAAGCAGGGAAAGTTCGAACTCAAGGACATGGCGCAGTATGTGCCAACGCTCGCGCCGGCCTTCGCCGCGCTCGGCTATCGCGGTGAGCGGGGGCTGACCAAGTTGGCCGCGCTGTTGCAGACCGTTCGCATGCGCACCGGCGGCGCCAGCCAGGCGGCAACCGCCCTTCAGAACATCGTCCAGAAAATGGAGTCGAACGACACGGTCAAGAAGTTCGGTGAATTCGGCATCGACCTGCGCAAGGAGATGGCGGCGGCTCGGAAGGACGGCCGCGACTTGGTCGACGTATTCGTCGAACTGACCGAAAAGGCCACCAGGGGCGACCTGTCCAAAATCCCGCAGTTGTTCACCGACTCCGAATTTCAGATCGGCATGCGTGCCCTGTTGCAAGGGCGCTCGGACATGGAGGGCTTTCAACAGGCCCTCGCGAATGTCGACGGTTCGACGTTGTCCGACCTCAACCGCATCCTTGGCGACAGCATGGCCGATGTCGATCGACTGGCTGCGTCGTGGGACAGGCTGAAGAAAGCGATTGGCAGCGGGGTTTCCGGCCCGGCCTCGACCGGCATGGACTTCGTCAGCTCCAACATGGACAAGGCGCAATTCATCAATGCCCAGCTCGAAAAGGAGGGCATGGGCTGGTGGGACCGGCGCAAGTGGTGGGCGCAAAACGGCTTCGACAACGAGGCGCAGGGGCTTAAGGCCTTTCAGGGTGGTTGGCGCAGTCCCGAAGGGCTTGTCGCAGCCAAGGGGTCGATGTCGGTCAGCCCCGAGCTTCCATCGCGACGCCAAGATCAAGCGGGGTCGTCCATTCCGATCCCGACGCCTCGCCCGGCGCCGCTCTCGATGGCTGAACAGTATTCCCTTTACGGGCGCGGTCACGCTGCGGCTGTTCTTAACGATGCCTATGGGGCACGGGCTGCAGATGCTGCAGCGCGGTCGCCTGTCACGGGTTGGGCAAATTCCGATCCCAAGGCTGTTCCATTTAGCTTTGACCAGCTCCTGAGCGACCTCATGCAACCGATCGGCAGCGAGATCGAGCAGGGCGGAGAGCGCGCCGGATCGAAGATCACCGAGGCTGCGCGCGCAATCAACGAGGCCGGCGGTGAGGCAGCCAACACCTTCCGCTCGATGCTGTCGGGCATGGGCAAGCAGTTCGGGGCCGAGGCCGCAGCAGCGTTCAATGCCGGGGCCAAATCGCCTGGCGGCGGACGCCCGTCCGTCAACGTCAATTCCGGCATGACGATGCCGAATGCCGGCCTTCCCGGCGGAGGTCCGTAATGCGCAACTGGTCGCGGAGCTTCCGACGCGCCTCTTTCCGGGGGGTGCCGTTCCATGTCGACGCCGACGGCCCAGAAGGCGGCCGCCGTGTCGTCGTGCACGAGATCTCGGGCGGCGAACGTGCCGTCACCGAGGACATGGGCGGGCGGGTGCGCCGCTTCTATGTCGAGGCCTATGTCGCCAGTGACACGGCCGACATGCAGGGTCGTGCGCTCGAAAAAGCCTGCGCGGCGCCAGGGCCTGGCCTGCTGACGCTGCCGCTCGACCCGGCAGTGTCCGTTCATTGTGAGGGTTGCGCGCGCGACAGGCGTCGCGACCAGGTTGGATTTCTGGGCTATCGGCTGGACTTCGTCGAAGCAGGCGGGGCCATCGTCGGTATGGGCTCGGCGCTCGGCATGCTGCGCGAGGTGTTCGCGAACGCCATGGCATCCGCCGCATCCTCTCTGTCAGGTTTGTTTCGATGAAGGAATGGATTCTAGATCTCGCGGCGCGGCTACTGACCGAAGCCGACGATGTCGCTCAGGCGCGAAGCCTTGGGCTCGCCATGGCGCATCCCCGCGAGGCTGGCGCATCGGCGTATCTCTCGCTCTGTCGATTGGTCGGCGAAGCAGCCGAGCCGGCTGCAGCGATCGCCGCGCTGGACAGCACCGAGGCGGACGCGGGCATTCGCGTCGGGGCCTTGATCGTGCATGGCTTTGCGGCAGTGCGTGGGGGGTATCGTTCGCAGTCCGATGCGCGAGCGGCGCGAGATGCCCTTTCTGCCAGGGCCGAGGCGAGCTATCCGCTAATCGGCGAAGCGCTCGGCGCCGCTGCGCTCGACTTTGCCGTCCGCATTGTCGGCGAGGCTGTGGTGCAGATCTCACGCCTGCCGGCGTCGATGGTGCCCGTCGTTCGGGTCGAGACAGCGATTTCGCTGCCCTCTTCGCTCATTGCCTATGATCTCTATGGCGAGCCCGCTCGGGGTGGGGAGATCGTTGCGCGCAACAAGTCCGCAACGCCGATGCTGATGCCGGTGTTGATCGAGGCGCTGGGCGTCTGATGCCTCTGGAAACCATTGTCTTCGCCGTCAACGGGCGGCCGCTGGCGCACGTCTCGGCGCAGCTTGAAGCCTCTGCAGAGCAGGCGGTGCGGACGGCGGCCTTCGAGATCGCCCACACAGGGCCAGGGCTGCCTTGCGCGCCAGACGACGAGGCCACCATCACCATATCCGGCCACCTGTGGGGCACCGGCTATGTCCGCGATGTGAGCCCATCGCATGACGAAACCCGCCGTTGCGCGGTCACCTTCGTATCTAAGACCGTCGATGCAACCGAATGTTCGATAGATCATCCTACCGGGTTCAAGCCGGACTGCGACCTCAAGCAGATCGCCGAAGAGTTCGACAGCTACGGCATTGGTATTGAGGGCTCGGCCGGCACCGAAAAGAAGCGGCATCACAAGGTCGTGCCGGGCGAGACGCTGTTCCAGACGCTGGAGACGGACGCTAGGGCGCAGGGCGTGCTGATCCACGACACGCCCGAGGGCAAGCTCAAGCTCGCTGACAAACCGGAGGGCCGACATAGCGGCGGGCTGGTGCGCGGTCAGAACATCATATCCGCGTCGGCCAGCCTGTCCGGGCGTTATGCCTATTCTGAGGTGACGGTGCGCGGCCAGGC